ATGTATAATTCAGCATATAAAAAAGTATTAAGAGCTAATAGAAGAAAAAATATTTTTTGGAATATAGTTGGTTTATTCAGTATTGTAATAGGTTCCACTATATTATTATTTTTAGTATATGCAATTTTAGTTGCATTGTTTTCTCTATAGGAGGTTATATATATGTTCGCTTTAGAAAGTATGGTTTATTATATTTTTATCCCAATGATTTTAGGTTTGTCTTGTATTGGTTGGTTTATATTCGCCAATTATTTATATAATCATGGAATGAAATTTTTTAGCCTGTTTGTTTATGCCGGTTCAATCTTTTCCGGTCTTTTATTTTTAATTCATATCTGGAGTATTTAATCATGATGCGCAACAACACATTCCCAGTCCGTTTAGAGTTACATTATAAAAATGGAGGTTCCGAAATTCTAACTCTATTATGTAATAGTTATGATGATATTATGACGAAGTTATATTCTCTATTCCGCAGTATGCCAACCCAGGATTTAAAAGATATAATTATAGCGGATCTATCTTTTTATCAAGGTGATAGTATATATGGATTGATGCCATACACCAAACTGGATCGGTTAATACAAGGAGAGATCCGACAACGCTCCGACCGCTAACCGCATTCTCTATGCGGTTAGAGCCTGCGCTCTCGCTAGGTATATACCTAGCGAGAGCATACCCACTACCCTAGGGCGGTTATGAGACTCATTCTCATCTCACATATGTCGACCACTCCGCACGTAAACATTTATAAATTTTCCAAAATCAAGTAAAGGAGTATTTATAAATTTTCCGAAATCAAGTAAAGGAATATTTATAAATTTTTATACATAAGAAAATTTAAAACTTGACAAAACTCCCCAGACCATGTATAATTAGTAAAATATAGGAGAAATTTAGATATGAGTAATGAAATAGCGCCCGCAGACTTAGTAAATATATCTCCAGAAGCTTTGGAGGTCGCAAATACGTACCTGCGCACCACGGACATTAAAGAAACAGCAGAAACTTTAGGTTTAGAAGCAAATATTGTTTCATCTTATTTAGGAAAACGCGAAGTAAAGACTTACGTAGATTCCGTATTTTTAGATGTAGGCTACCGCAATAGATTTAAATTAGCAAATACTTTAGATTCTATAATCGAGAGTAAATTAGAAGAATTAGATGAAGCCGAAATGACTTCAACAAAAGATATAGCTGATTTACTTGCTTTAGCACACAAAATGAGGATGGAAGAGCTCAAAGTTCAAACAGATTTAGCAAAGGCCGAATCTACAAAAATAAGAAATCAAACAAATGTCCAGATAAATGATGCAGGAAATTTTGGTACTGGTAATTATGGAGAATTAATGAAAAAATTACTACAAGAAGATTAGCGTCTTTATAAAGGATATAAAATGTCTACTGAAATATCGCATGCAGCGATAATGGAAAAAATAGGACATCTTGAAGAAAGATGTAATCAAGGTTGTGGAAAGAAATACTTCCCAGCAGGAGTACTTTTAGCCATTGCTATACAAACTACTGGAGTTGTTTGGTGGGCTTCTAGTATTGATAGTGATTTAGAACATGCAAAAATTATAATGCATGATAGTGTTAATAAAAATACAGTAAAAAGTTTAATAGACGAATTAACGTCCCCTCGACATTTAGATATGTCTACTAGAATGGCCAGAGTAGAACAAAACTACGAACATTTAGTAAAAACAATGGAACGTATTGAAATCAAATTAGATAAAAAACTGGAATAATTATGGATAAATATTATAGAGATACCGAATGGCTCCCTACAGTAGTTCTTCATAGCGAAGAAACAACCAAATATTTATCTTCTTTAGATGAAGAAATATTAACAGAAGGAGATGTAGGTGTTAAACACATGGCTACAGCAGTAGTTTATATGTATAATATCCTAAAAGATACCAATCTTTTAGATAATCCTAAGGTTCTTCATTGATGACTTGTGTATCAAAATGGTGTGGATGGATTCAAAGCCTCGCTCAATTACTTGTAGCGGGGTGTTTTCTATATATGGCTTATATAGCTAACATGGTTTTAGTAGGTATTGAAAATGAACTTAATAAAGCCGGAGAAGATATGCACCAAATTCGCATTAGTATGGAACATATGGAAATGTCTATGGTAGACATGAATAATGAGTTACATACTGTTAATGAAAGGCTTAATGTCGTTAATCGACAGATGCAAGGGGTTCGTAGAGGTATGAGCCCATTCCGGATGTTCAGTCCCTTTTAAATTATGATTGAAATCATTGTAGTATTTACACTTATACTTTTAGGTTATTTAGTTGATAAAAAGATAAACTCTAATATATCTTTTAAAATGCCTATAATGCCTGTAATGAAACCTATTTCTATACCTACCAAAAATAAAGGATTCTGGGGTGGTGTATGGACTTGGATTATGGTTACTCGTAAATGGGAATTGGTAGAAGACTTTATATACTATATAGATGGCGATAAGTACAGAATACCTAGAGGGTTTATATTCGATGGAGCGTCAGTTCCTAAATTCTTTAGAAGTTGGTTATCCCCTATGGGAGTATTATTAATCGGTGGACTTATTCACGATTATGGTTATAAATATACAATAATTCTTAGAATGGATGGAACTGCTGTCGCTAAAGATCAAAAAGCGATGGATAAACTATTTAGAGATATTAGTATTGAAGTAAATGGTTTTAAATTACTAAACTATATTGCTTATTATGCTTTACGAGCTTTCGGCTTTATAGCTTGGAGTGGTCATCGTAAAGTAGGAGCTAAATGGAACGATTAAAATGAATATTGAGCAACTTACGCTACAAGCTACTGACTTTATAACACCTTTCTTAATTGCAATGGTAGGAATAACGTTCGCTTTGTGGATTAAAGATGTTGCTTCAGATATTTCTAAAGGAATTAGCTTTAAGTACTTCGGACCTTTTAAAGAAGGGGATAAAGTAATATTAGATGAACATAAAGCAGTAATAGTTAAAATAGGCTTAACTGTTAGTGTATTTGGTTGTGATGACGAAGAAAAAGGATACATTTGGAGATATGTACCTAACGATAGAATTGGCATGCTATCCTTAGGTAAAGTTATATCAAATAAACATAAGGTAGATTAATATGGCTTTTGGTTTAGAACTATATGGTACTCGTATTGTAGATATGACTCCTCAAAAGTCTGGATCTGAATTTACGGTTAATTCTCACAGTTCTGATATTCAAGCAGATCCGGATGTTTCCCCTTTAGGTACTGGTTTTGTAGTAACCTGGAGATCTAACCTTCAAGATGGAGATAGTTATGGATCATATTTTCAAAGATATAATTCATCAGGTATTAAACTAGGTAGCGAAACTAGGGCTAATACATATACTACTAATAGTCAGACTGATCCTAAAGTGGCAGAACTAGATAACGGAGATTTCGTTATAGTATGGACATCTTTAAATCAAGATGGTGATAATTGGGGAGTTTATGGTAAGAGATTTAATTCCTCAGGCTCTGCATATGGTTCAGGTGATACTTTAATAAATACATATACTACTAGCTATCAAACTAATCAAGATATAGCTCCTTTAGATGATGGAGGATTCGTTGTAGTATGGGGATCTATGAGCCAGGATGGAGACTCTGGTGGTATATACTTTCAAAGATATGATTCTAGTTTTACAGCACAAGGTAGTGAAACTAGAGCTAATACTACTACTTTTGGATCACAGTGGTATCCCGCAATTTCACAACTAGGAACAGGATTCGTCATAGGATGGCAGAAAGGCAATGATTTATATGCCCAAATATTTAATTCATCTGGTAGTAAAGTAGGTAGTGAATTTACAGTTACTACTACAGGAACTGCATCTGATTTAAAAATTGCAGAACTTTCCACTGGAGACTTTATAGTAACTTGGGATCAAACTACTGTAACTGATGGAGATTCCTATGGTATATTTGCTCAAAAATTTAATTCATCAGGTACTAAAGTGGGTAGTGAGTTTCAAGTTAATACTTATATTACTAGTACTCAATGGAAACCTAACATTGCGGCTACAAGTTCTGGATATATAATAGTATGGAGTTCTTATGGTCAGGATGGTAATGCATTTGGTGTTTTTGGTCAAGTTTTTAGTAATGATAGAGGTTATGTAGGAAATGATTTTCAAATCAATACAAATACTATAGCTGGTCAAAAAGTACCTAAAGTTGCAGTTCTTTCTTCAGGTAATTTTGTTGTTGCTTATTATAATACTTGGCCTAGTCGTGAGATTTATGCGCAAATGTTTACCCCAACTGTAGCTAATCCTAGAGAGATACTAAGGTTTTCGACGGATAAAATAGCTTGGAATCAAATAGCATATATAGACTCTCCGGCAGATAATAGTCAGACTTATACTTATAGTAATTTAGGAGATTTTACAGAAATAAAAACTTTACAAGTTATGCAGACTGATGCTTTTTCGAATGTAGGAGCTACAGATCAGAGAGCAAGGTGTGCCACAGTTTCAGAATCAGTAAATACTGCTACAACTCCACACAGTGGTTCAGTAACAGTATCAGGAGGGAATACCCCTACTTTTATTTTAGTGTTATGTAGATAGGATACAATAAAAATGAGCTACGGTTTTCAATTAACAGGTACAGATAGTAAGATACTTATAGATAGTGAATTTGATTCTTTACATTGTGCAGGAGCAGCAACATATGAATCTGTAACTTCTTCATTCGCCTACAACGATAGTGGTTTAGGAGGAGAAGGGTGTAAAGTATTTAAGTATAGTATACCACTAAGTTCTAGTGCTTCACCTTTATTATTTATAAAACCTCATAATAATTATTATAGTAGATATTATGGAATTATACAACTACAACATATATCTAATAAATGGGAGTTTGAAGTTCTTATGGGAGGAGCTCCCGTAGGAGAGGGATTTAGACCTACTATATATGTATTTGTAAAACCTCAATATATTTTTAAAAATAATGGGGATACTAATGGGTTAATTACTTATAAAGCAAATAATACAGAGTCTTTTAATTCTGCAAAAAGTCCTCTACAGATTTTAGTAGGTGGTGAAGTAAAAGCAGGAGATTGTGCACCTACAACTGGATGTACCCCAACAGCCACAAAAGAGGGAACAACTACTTTAGATTGGGACTTCCAATCTGCAGACGAAACCAGTTATGATATAGAAAGTTATGTATCTGGTATAGGATTAAGTAATTTAATGTTTTCAGCTCCTGCAATTGGGCAAGCTTGTTGGCAACGAGTAATGCATAGACACTGGGAAACTGATGCATATGGTTGGTGGTCTTCAACAATTGATCATGATGAAACTAAATGGTATTGGATGTTTTACAGGTCTACTTTTTCAGTAAATATTCCTTCAGGCAGTACTAATATACATACACACGCAGGATGGACTGGATATACTGGAGACGTTAAACGATTATATGTGAGAGAAGATGATACTACTTGGGGTGATGATTCTGTAACTGAAGTAGGAGGAGAAGCTCCTTTTTATCAAGAACGTTTAAATCATATTTATAATATGATGCTAGTAACTGACGTTAGAAGATACACCTGATTATGAACATAAAAAATATTTTATATTATAATGAAGGATTAGAATATAGCGTAGAGTCTAAATATATAAATAATAAAAATTTAGGCTTCTCGAACTTAAATAATATGAGTGCTTTAAAGGCATACGAGGAAGTTATAAGTGGTTATAATTATATAGAATCCGAAAACTCAATTAAATATATAATCAACTACTCATACTTTAGAGATCCAGATAATGCTAGAGGTATTACAGATAATTTTGAGCATTTATTTTGCTCTCATAAACAAAAAAGAGTAGATAAACAGACTGGAGCGATTAATTATATTTATGGTTGGTCAACTAAAGAATTTAGAGAAAGAGTAAGCCCTTCAGATCCTATTTTTAGCGAGGCAGGCTGCACTTTAGAAGAGTATAATTTATGTCCTAATATATCTTTATGGGTTTTTAAATTATATAGTTTAGAAGATTCTAGTACTGTTGAACTATTTTTTCATTATGAAAATACAGACCTATTACAGACTGTAGCAGATTATTATAATTTACCTAATCCTTCTAATCCTACCATAAATCAGGATATATTAGATAATCCGAGAAATTATAAATCTTTCTCCGCCTTTAATCCAATTACTGGAGAGAAGGAAAATATACAGGTAGCCAGTATAGTTTTTAAAAATAATGAAGCTATACTATTTAAATTACTTAAACTTAATCACAGAGATTAATAATGTTAGAAATTAGTAGAGAAGATATACAAGCAGACTATTTAGAAATATATGAAAAGGATAAAAGGTTTATTAAATTACCTGTTAAAGAATATTTAGAACTTTTAAATATTGAACCAATTAAATCTCAAACAGCTTTAATTAATGCAATTAATAATCCTAAATATAGATTCGTATCCGCTGCTTTATCTCGTAGACAAGGAAAAACTTATATAGCTAATATTATAGGACAGCTAGTAGCTCTAGTACCTGGTGCTAATATACTTATTATGAGTCCTAATTATAGTCTTTCTCAGATTTCTTTTGACTTACAAAGAAGTTTAATTAAGCATTTCGATTTAGAAGTTACTAGAGATAATGCAAAAGATAAACTAATAGAACTAAGTAATACAAGTACTATTAGAATGGGTTCTGTTAATCAAGTCGACTCTGTAGTTGGACGTAGTTATGATCTTATTATATTTGATGAGGCCGCCCTTAGTGAAGCTAAAGAAGCTTTTAATGTAGCTCTAAGACCTACATTAGATAAAGAGAATAGCAAAGCAATTTTTATCAGTACTCCTAGAGGGCGTAATAACTGGTTTGCTGAGTTTTATAATAGAGGATTTAACGATAACTATCCAAATTGGGCATCTATAAAAGCAACTTATCACGAGAATCCTAGAATATCAGAACAAGACATTAATGAAGCTAAATTAGGTATGTCTAAAGCTGAGTTCGAACAGGAGTATATGGCAGAGTTTAATATATTTGAAGGTCAAGTTTGGAGTTTCAATTATGAAGAATGTACTTCTGACTTAAGCTCTTTAGATACTTCTAGTATGGATGTTTTTGCAGGATTGGATGTTGGTTACAAAGATCCGACAGCTTTTTGTGTAATTGCATATGATTGGGATTCAGAAACATATTATCTAATTGATGAGTATTTAGAAGCTGAAAAAACTACAGAACAACACGCAGTAGTAATTCAGACATTGATAGATAAGTATGATATAGATCAGATATTTATAGATTCAGCAGCTCAACAAATGCGTTTTGACCTAGCTCAAAATTATGATATTCCTACTAATAATGCAACTAAAGATGTTTTAGCTGGTATCGCCAACGTAGCAACTATTATAGATAATAATAAACTAATCGTAAATCAAAGTTGTAAACATACTTTAGCAGCATTAGATCAGTATCAGTGGGACCCTAATCCTAACTTACTTAAAGAGAAGCCTGTACATAATATGGCCTCACATATGTCAGATGCATTAAGATATGCTCTTTACACATTTGTAGCAGCTGAAATAACTGTATAATTTTATAACCAATAAAAAAATAGTTCTTGACATTTCTACTGTTCCTTGATATAATGACGGTAGAAATGGAAGTTGAGAATTTTAAAGAGTAGTAAGATATATGTCAGACTTGAAAAGAGACCTTATAAAGTACGTTAGAGATCGAGCAAAGAGCTTATATAATAAAGAAAGCGAATGCTATATATGCGGTTCGATTGAAGAACTAGACTTCCATCATTTTTATAGTATGACAGAACTCTTAAATAAATGGTTGAGGAAAGAAGGGATAACTATAGAAACTGCTGAAGATATAATGAATGTACGTGATAGATTTATAGATGAACATCGTAAAGAGGTTTACGAGGAAACTGTAACACTGTGTCATAAACATCATTTAAAGCTTCATAGTTTATATGGTAAAAAACCTCCTTTAAGCACTAGCCCTAAGCAGCAGCGGTGGGTAGATAAACGGAGATTAAAAGAATATGGGTCGTTTAATTGACTTTTTAACACATAGAGTAGAGAAATTAAACCCCGCACAACCAAATATTGCAGAACCATATGGAGAAACTGTATGGACTAGTAATCCAATAGCTTGGACGTATACCCAAGCCTATGAAAAAATAGAAGTAGTAAATCGTGGGATCAATATGATTGTAGACGATGCTTCCGGAATAGATATTGACATAGGTGATAGATTAAATATTGATAATAATCAAACAGGTATTAGACTTAAAAGATTACAACATATTCTAAATGTAAAACCCAATCCTTTTCAGGATGTTGGGTCTTTTAGACGGGCAATATATGCGGATTTCTTATTAGATGGAAATATATTTCTTTACTTTGATGGAGCGCATTTATATCATTTGCCAGCAGCAAATGTTGAAGTATTGCCAGATGATAAAACTTTTGTAAAAGGATATAAATATAATGGTCTCATTAAGTATAAAACAGATGAGATTATACATATAAAAGATAATTCTCTTACTTCTTTATATAGAGGTGATAGCAGACTAAAAGCTGCTAAACGAAGTATTAATCTTTTATATAAGATGCAAGATTTTCAAGATAATTTCTTTACAAACGGAGCCGTACCGGGTTTAGTACTTAAAAGTCCTAATACTCTTAGCCAGAAAGTAAAAGAAAGACTCCTCTCCTCCTGGATAGCTAAATATAATCCAAGAACTGGAGGTAGAAGACCCCTAATTTTGGACGGCGGATTAGAGGTAGAAAGTCTTAATGATATTAACTTTAAATCATTAGACTTTGAACATTCAGTAGATCAGCATGAGAAGAGGATTTTAAAAGCTTTAGGCGTTCCTCCTATTTTGTTGGACGGAGGAAACAATGCAAATATAAGACCAAATCATAGATTATACTATTTAGAAACAGTACTTCCTGTTATTCAAAAAGTCACTAAAGCTTTAGAAGCATACTTTGGATATGATTTAGAAGAGATAACTGCTAATATTACGGCTTTAAGGCCTGAACTAAAAGATCAAGCAGATTACTATACTAAATTAGTTAATTCAGGAATTTTAACTAGAAATGAAGTAAGAGATACTCTTAGATATGCTGAACATGAAGCGGATTTCGCTGATGATCTAATACTACCCGCAAATATTGCTGGTAGTGCAGCAGGCCAAGGAGATAACGGAATTTCTAGTGAAGGAAAACCTTCTAGCAATAATGACGGAGATAATGA